GGTACCGGCGGTTTGCCGTTTGTGCGTGATATAGTTTCCGGGATGATCAAAGATTATGGGTATACAATGAGTCCGGCCGTGGGATTTGGAGAGGAAATCAAAAGACTGAATAAGGCTATTTGGGCCGAAGAAAAAGAATTAGGCAAAATTATAAAACCGGCCACGAAAGTAATCGGTTACTGGTGGGGATTACCATCAAACCAGCTTATCATTACTGTGGATGGTATGATTGATTTGATGACCGGTGAAACCGAGGATTTTTCAAGGTTGTTTTTCAGCGAACAGAAAAGATCAAGGAGAAGATAAATGAGTGTCACGGCGCAAAGCTTTACTCCTGAATTATACACAGGAAATGGAAGTACTACAAACTTCCCTGTGACTTTTGACTATATAGCTTCCGGCGACCTGGTTGTTAACCTGATTGATACCGTCACGGGTGGGAAAACGCTCCAGACATTAGGCGTTGATTATAATGTGGTTAATGATGAAGTCGTTATGGATACGGCACCTTCATCAACTGAGAAACTGCATATTACCCGGGTAACACCATCCGACCAGCTTTTGAATCTTCTCAATTCACATGACTTTGACGCCGAGCTGGTTGAAAGCGGATTCGATAAACTCACATTCAAGGATCAGGAGGTTGCTGAGACCTTTGGAAGGGCAATAAAATTTGCTTTAACATCAGTGTATTCAAATTTTGATTTTCCCGATCCAGTTCCATTGCATCTTGTAAGATTTAACGCCGCAGGGGATGGACTTGAAACAATCGATGTATATTCGGCTGGTGGCCTGCTTGTAAGTGCTTTTATGCAGAATCTATTAAAAGATGAGAACGCCTTAGATGCAAGAACAAACCTTGATGCACAGCAGGCAAGCACGATTTTAAATGCCCTGGCCGGCCTATCTCCATCCGCAAACCAACTGGCATATTTCACCGGTGCTGCGGCAATGGCGTTGACATCATTGACGGCTTTCATGCGAACTTTGCTCGGCAGTGCGGATGCATTAGCAGCGAGAACAAATCTTGACGCTCAACAACTCAATGCCATCCTAACGGCCATATCCGGTTTATCTCCATCGGCAGATAGATTGATGTATTTTACCGGTGCTGCGGCAGTTGCCTTGACCTCGTTGACATCATTTATGCGGACGCTGCTTGGCAGTGTTGATGCACCAGCAGCAAGATCAAATCTCGATGCTCAACAAGCAAGCACGATTTTAAATGCCCTGGCCGGCCTATCTCCATCCGCAAACCAACTGGCATATTTCACCGGTGCTGCAGCTATGGCATTGACTACCCTTACATCATTCATGCGAACGGTTCTTGGAAGTGCGGATGCAGCAGCCCTTGTTTCAAATGCAGGTTTTTTGAATCTCAATAATGAGTGGTCAAAAACTCAAGCCATGCCATCGTCTGCTCTTTCAATTTCTACTGGTAATGTTGCTTTAGATATGTCAGCCGGGCCACTCAGAACGCTATCTTTGACTGAAAACGCAGTCCTCAGCGCTCCTACCGGGCTTGATAAAAATTATGCTGTTGTAGTCGTGGTTACCAATGCAGGAGGTTTTTCATACACCCAACCCGCCGTTTATAATTTTGCTAATCATCCTTTTGCAGTAAACACCGGGATCAATGAAGTAACCCAATATTTATACTGGAATGTGGGTAGCAACGTATATGCTCGCAGAATCTGGAGTGCAAACTAATGTTTCCTTTTTTCTTAATACCTGCTGATGATGAACTTTCTTTTTATGACTACAAAATTTATTGTGCTTGTATGTTTACTAGAAATGTTAATCTGGCATATTTACGTAGATCAATGACTGAAACTAATTTAGATAGAAAAAAGTGGACATTTTCAACATGGTTTAAACGAGGAGGTGAAGTTTATTTTTTAAATGATACATATTGTTTACTTGGGACAACTGCTCCGACGAGTTATGATAATATATTTATTAGTAGTAATAATTATATAGATATCCAATTTAGTGGTGGTAGTAGTGGTCGTTATTACACAGCACCATTATTTCGTGATATAACAAATTGGTATAATCTCGTAATTTCTGTCGATACTACATTGGCGACAGCTGCTGATAGAGTAAAAGTATATATTAATGGAGTAGAATCTGAATTTTCTTATAGTAATTATGTAACTCAGGATTATAATGGTGGGGTTGGATGGCAACAGGCGCATTATGTTGGAAGAAACTACTCTGGAAATTATTTTTTAGGATATATGGCTGAAACTCAACTTATCACAGGCCAACAACTTTTGCCGTCATCATTTGGCGAAAGTAAAAACAATATATGGATACCAAAAAAATACACAGGGACGTATGGTGCAAACAGTTTTTATCTTGATTATTCTAACCCATCTCATTTTGGCGAAGATCAATCCGGTAGGGGCAACGACTTCACCGATTATTATTTCACTACCGATAATCAGGTTATAGATACACCGACAAATAATTATCCAGTTATTAATGAATTAGCTTTGGGTGTAACTGATCTTTTAGACGGTAATTTAAAGGCTGATTCTGTGCTCGCTGGATTGAGCACAATGCGGATACCAAATAGTGGGAAATGGTATGCCGAATATACCGCTGCTGCTGGAACTGAAATGGTTGGAGTGGGTACAGAAAAAAGAACAGTAGCAACTTATCTTGGATCAGATGCCTATGGCTGGACTTATCACGGTAGTGCTGTAAAATATCATATTGGCGCAGATGGTTCTTATGGCCTGACTTTTGGAGCAGGTGATGTAATTGGTATTGCGGTTGACTCAGATGCTAAAACAATTACCATGTATAAGAACAATGTTTCGCAAGGCATCATGTATTCTTCACTTCCTGATGATTTATTTTTTGGTGTAGGACAGGGCTCAGGAGGAACATTAAATTTCGGTCAACTCGGTTTCACCTATTCCCCGCCCACAGGATTTAAAGCGCTGTGCGCGGATAATATATCCGACCCACTCATTTCCGACTCTAAAACAGGCTGTGTTACTGATTCAGCTTTAGGCTCGGCAATCGAATCAAACATAGCTGCTGCTCGTTCGAGTTGGAGTGCCTGGATAGACATATATAAAAACTTATCCAACCTTGAATCCTGGGATGTAAGATTTTCAGACGACCCCACTAACTCGATACATTTTGACACGGACGCAGCCAAAGGAACAAAACAAACCTTAGTGAGTGGTGATACCTATACAGGAGTGTCTTTAAGGGTTGAATCCGGTTACGGCGTCTTTACCACTGAGATATCTCATACAACCGGATCAGATACGAATCAGGCCCATGGTTTGGATTCTGCGCAGGTTGGAATTGCAAAATTAACAAATATCGCCGGCAGTTTGTATTTGACCCATCCCGGGTTGACATCAAACTATAACATCAGGATCGATCCATCACCGGCAGAAGCGGAAACCGCTACTCAGTACGTCAGTGTGGACAATACCAATATCACGATAAAAAGCGCAGCACCTACCGGGACATATAGGGTAATCGCCCTGATGGAAATTGAAGGGTTTAGCTTTTTGGGGGTTCACACAGGAAATAATAACGCTGATGGGCCTTATACTCACACGGGTTTTAGAACGGCATTAGGGCTATATAAAAACAAGGATGATATTGATAACTGGCTGTTTTTCACAAAAGACAGGCTTGGTTATAATGTGGATAATAATGAGCTGCATCCAAATACAAACGACATCGAGGGAACAACAGACTTTCTTGATTTTCTGGCTTATGCCAGAAAGATCAGGACAATTGATGTTGAGCTAAACGCAGTCGGAGAAAAATATATATCAATCGAATTTGCAGGGCAGCCTTTTCCTTGGGCCAATGCCCGATAAGAGCAGAGGTTTTTGAATATGGCTGAAGATCATGAATGTAAAAAGGAAGGTACTTTCGGTGAAATAAAAACCGAAATTGCCAATCTAAAAAAAACCAATGACAGGAATTTTGAAAAGCTGTTCAAAATTCTTGAGGGCAATGGGACTGTGGGGATCGTCACCCAGACTCATTTGAATAAATCATCATTAAAACGCCTATGGTATTTCGTGGGAGCCATCATTCTTGTCATACTTGGTGGAGCAATAAAAACAATCCTGGGGTAATAAGGATAAATATCATGCCGAATTTTTCAGAAAAATCATTGAACAAATTAAAAACCTGTCATGAAGATATACAGGAAGTCTTAAAGGAAGCAGTCAAGCATTTTGATTTTACGATACTTGAAGGCCATCGAGGGGCCGCGGAACAGGATCGATTATACTCGATTGGAAAATCAAAATTGAAATTTCCGAAATCCAGGCATAATCAATTACCGTCAATGGCGGTTGATATTGCCCCTTACCCTATCGACTGGGAAGATCGGGAACGGTTCACATACCTGGCCGGGCATATTATGGGTATCGGACAAAAAATGGGAATTCTATTGCGCTGGGGCGGAGACTGGGGAAGAACCACTGATCTTAAGCATAACCATTTTGACGATCTTCCACATTTTGAACTGATAAAGGAGAATTAAAATGGCCTTACCTGCATGGTTAAAATTTTTATCACCAAAAACAATCGATACGGCCGCTGAAGCGGGGAAAAATATTACCGATGGTATTGTCAGCGGGATAGATAAAATCTGGCATACAGATGAAGAAAAATCAGACGCAAGACAGAAAGCTACTGATACGATTCTTAAATTCTGGGGGATAACGGCCCAAGAAAACTCAGAACAAAGCAAGGCCAGACGAGAATTGGCAAAAATGACATTCCAGGTTTTTTTCTTTTTTCTTTTGGCGGCCAGTGTGGTTTACAAGTTCGATCCTGAATATGCCAAATTTCTGCTTTTGCTCGCTACAAAGATATTGTTTATTATTTCAGCAATTACAGTGATATATTTTGGACCTCATCAGATTCAGAAAGTTTTAAAGAAAAAATTGGATAAATAGATCAGGTGCCCCGTGTCGGACAGGGTTTATTGTTGTGGTAGCAACATTTTACCCGCCGTTGCCTGACAGGGGGCATTTTGCCTGCTGATTACGAAGCAACCGGTCCTGTAAACAATATCGGGTACTTATATTCATATTTCGATAAACCTTCGACAGCTATGACAAAAAAAATATATTAAAAATTATACATTATGACAGATCGCGTTGGACAATATTCAGTACTTCTATGGCTATCCGTGCTTCCTCGGCATCAAATTTAAGATTTTTACGCAGCTCAAGGCCTGGATGTACAAGGTTCCGGTATTCTCGAACTGTATGAGACATTTTTTCAATTCCTGCGGGAACTAATTCTAAATCAACAGCGACATTAATTAGATTATTAAGAGTCCATTTTTTGATATCATTATTTTTGTTTGGGGCTTTTTGTGAAGACAATGCTTGTTTTGAATTGGATAATAATAAATCTGCCAATATTGCTTCCATTGCGCTACCTGAAAGAATTATTACCGATTTCCAACAACTTGAAATATATGCTCTTTGTATCTCAGAATAATCCCTTTCAATGATTCTTCTTAATTTTGGGTCATTAATGCAAGTAAAGTCCCTTTTTTCTGTTATAGGTGTGTCTTGTGACCTATCCATGAAAACACTTAAACTACCCAATACCGTTACTAAATATATTTTGATATTTGGAATCTTATAGTAGAATTTACCATCTGCTCCACTGTAACTATCAAAATCAGATATTTCGAAGGGTCGCACTATGTCAGGAAAATCAGAAAGCAATTTTTTGATTTCTTCAGCCAAAATATCTACATAATAAGATCCTACAGCTCCCCTGGCTGGTTTTAACTGATTATTTAAACCTGATATGATATTGTAATACTGTCTTAGTTTATCGGTTTTATTTTCCACCACTAAGCCTCCTTAAATAATCAATATTTCAATTTGCTCATTTCTTTTTGTACTACGTCGTCAAAGATCTGGGCGTATATTTGGGTGGTTCTGATATCAGCACCTCAATAAATACACATTCCGGGCGGGATGTCAAAGGGATATTGGTCGCACTTGGTCGCATTTCGGTCGCGCATTTTTCTGAAATTTATACCTTTTTTTCCTTTTTTGGTAAGACCGTAAAAAATTCTTCGGCTTGTTCGGATAATAGAGCTATCCTTAATTTATGACAAATTACCCTTTCCAATTTTGGTATTATTTCAACTTTCATTCGGATAAATTCATCACCAAGACCAAGACCCCCAATTTTACCGGCAATGATAGGAAGTTCTAAATCGGGTTGTCCCCAGTGCGGTACTATAGTTGTTTTTAAATATTTGGTATCACTGTTCAAAACCTTTTTGGCGGCTTCAAAACAAATATCACAATAGATATATTCTGTTACAAAAGATCCTCGCTCACTCATTTAACAACCCTCAACTTATAGTTTTCCTGAAGCTTTTCCCACAATCCAGTTATTATCAAAGAATATTCCTTTGCATCTTCCGGCCCGATTCCGACTTTAGACTCTATATATTCCTGGAATATAAAATCGAGCGCCTTTACAAGACTCAATTCCATATTTGCGATAGTAGATTTTTCTTTTAGGGATAGATTCGAAATAAGGTCGTCTATCAACTTATTTACAATATCGGGTTTTTCGATTTTTAGCATGATGCTGTTTTATACATTTTTTGGGGATAAAAATCAATCCCGGGAACTACTCTTTTTGGGGCAGGTAGAATTACGTAGATTTGTTGGTTGAATTGCCTGACAGGGGGCATATTTAATCTAATTTGTTACTAAATTTTGAATCGATTAGCTCAGTAATTTCCAGTGTTGAAGATGTAATTTTTTCTAAATATAGTTGCATATTTTCTTTGGTGACCCAGCCTTCCAAAATTTTATTTATTATTTTCATATATAATTCATTATAGCGTCTATAAGAATTTTTTAGGTCAACATACAGGTGATCTATTATCTCAGAAATTGCGTCTGCTGCCTCTTTAGATTTTTTCAAACTATCTTGGTAAGTAGGTTCAACGTATGAGTCAGCCTTTTTTTCCAATATTATGGCAGTTTTTTTTTGGGCTAACATAAGAATAACAAGAAAGTTCCCTGTTTGCTGGAGGTTAAAAAATTTTTTAAACTCAATAATCCTTTGGATTGTTTTTTCTCTTTTCTTCCTTCTCTCAATCCACAAATCCATAAGGATATTATTAAGTGCTGATTTGAAAAACAATAGAATGACAAGTATGATATTAAAAATGATGCTTAAGATGATGCCTATTATTTTCCAATCAATATTCATATTGTATGATTTTTTCCTTATTTGAGGTTAATTCAGCGCTCCGATTAATACACATTCCGGGTGGGATGTCAAAAAAAAACGCAAGGGATCAAAAAAGGAGGTGAGGTGCGATCCCTTGCGTAAAGAAACATCGCCCTTCGGCAATGGTAAAACTTAAATATCCCCTATAATTATGAAAAACAATCCGGGAAACTACTCAAATTTATGTGGGTAGAACTACTTAAAATGGCAGGTCATTTTTTTAAAATCTTGTCAAAATCTTGTCAATTTAAAAACGGCTTTATAACTAATTGATATTATGATAAAATAAAAGACAGGCCGAGTTCAATTCTCGTCCCGGGCACCATCCTTATATAATAAAATCAATAACTTAACATCTTGAAAGTGGTAAAAAAACCTTGTCAAAACCTTGTCAGTTTTATTAATCGTCTGGCCCTTCCTTTTTAATTTTATCCATTTTAATAATTTTTGCTCTTGAGGTGTGATACATCTTTCTCAACTCATTACCGCTCACCTGTAAATACCTTTCAAAAGCCTTATTTGTTTTCGTTCCCATACTGCGTTTAATAGCTTCAGGTGAGTGATTTTCACGTTGAGCAACTGCTGTGGTGTGCCTGGTTCCCGGGTAGAGAGGTACTCCTTCAATGTTGAGATTTTCGCAGGCTCTTTTCCACCAGACAGACATCAGATCCCGACCAAACCTTTGACCGGCAATGGCTCCCTGGTTGTATTTGATATGCCTGAAAAAATATAGTTCAGGAAAACCTCGGGGCATTGATTGTAACAACTCAGCATCTTCATCAATGAGGTATACATATTTTGGTGAGCCTTCTTTGGGATGAGGGATTAAGATTCGTCTGTTTTCCAGTTCAATATGCTTTTCCTGGATATTTTTAAGTTCATTCGGTCTGATATTGATATAAGTCGATAGAAACAGTATTCCAATGTATATTCTTGGATTGATACCCCATGTCAATTTTTTGACTTCATCGAGTACAGCTATTTGCTCATCTTTGGTTAATATTTTCCTGAAGGCCATAGTATTATCCCAATCAGGAAAGTTAGGCACTCTCAGACGTGTTTGTATGTTTGAAACGGTATCTTCGCATTTAATAGCCCAATTCCAGAACATTTTCAGACAGGATAGAATGTCATATATATACTTAGTGGATTTTCCCTGATCATCCAGTTCATTTAAAAGTTCCTGGATTTCAGCAAAACCGATCTCTTTTATAATCCGGTTGTGCCACTTATTTACACCGAAACCGAGACGCCTTTCATACTCTTTCACCGCTTTAAGTTTGCGCTTACTTTTGATGAACTTTTTTACAAGGGTTTCAAAACCCAATGGATTGTCACGCTGATAATCCCTGATATCAAACTTGCCCATGTCTGTTTCATATCGGACTCCTGTTAAAAACCGGTATGCTTGATCATATGATTTGAATCGTTTGGTGAGTTCGCCAAAAATGACTTTTAATCTGGTGGGCTGGCTTTCAGGGTGATTCGGACACCACAGTCCTTTTGGTTCAAAATGCTTGAAATTACAGTTACATATCAGACACTTTTGATCCGAATAGATGTTTCCCTTCATAGTAACCCCTCCCATTTGTATTGGGACAGGGGTATAATTATGTGAGGAATTTGTCAAGAGCATGGTTAATATGGGAGTTCGTCCTCAGATTCTTCTTTCCATTTTTTGATCATCTCCGCATTAATGGCATCAAGTGCTTCTTTTAATCGATGATCAAGCTCAAAGCATGCCTTAATAAAATCCTCACCCTCATTCAGCACTGCTTTTGCGGATAGATTTGAATAGTTTGCACCATTTGATATTGTTCGCGTGATTTCTGTGATTTTCATCCTTCACTCCTTTAGATCGGTTAAGGTGTTCCATTAGAACAATTTTTTCTGTGCTGGCCGGTTTTGAATGATACAACTTTCCTGCACAAAGACTGTCTTTAGCTTCTTCCAGCACAGAAAGTGCTTCCAACAGCCATACACTTATAGGACTAACAGCAAGCGGTTTAATTATTTTTGAACGATCGGTTGTTACCATAGCTTCAATTCCATTCTGCTAAACTTTTCTTGATATAATAATCTGCTTGCCTCACAATTTAGACTTTGTTATTATTCCCTCACGCCACAAATCATATTATCTTTTTCAGCAAAAAGAGTGGTAGAGTAGATACGTGGCGAGGCCCGGTCGCCCGGCCGGGCCGACTTATTTTTCCAGGCTCATTAAGGGTCGCCTCTTAGTTTCTTTAAGTCTTCTCCGTTCCTCTTTCTGAATGTCAAGTTCTTCAACATATTGAAAGCCAGATTCAAACGCCTTATTACATTCTTCCAAAAACAATTCCGGTAAATTATCAGCAACGCCCGATTTATAGATTCTTAAGTGCTCAACCGAATCTTGAATCTTTCGGATCAGATCTGCACGGCCTTTAAAGCGCGGTAATCTATCGACTTTGTCACGAAGCTTCATTAACTCGTTTATGGCGTCGTTTTTTCCCATTTTTTATTTCCTTAATAGTGTAAGATCTGTTATGGGTTACTCAAGCCGTCAATTCTTACTAAGCATGAGGTGGACGGTTAGGCCCGGTCGCCTGATCGGGCCGTCTTTTTTCTGGTGGTTTCAAGATTTTCACCTTTTTTCTCTGAGCGTTACCTTTCCGTTGGGTCTGACCGCAGTTACTTTGTAAGTTGTGCCCTTAAAATCAACCGTCATGCCCTTTTTAAGCCTGAACACCCGAACTTCCTTTACTTTCGGATCGTTCAGAAATTTTTCCATTTTCTTTTTGTCAAAAGGCTCAATCGGCCCTTTTGATCCGTCATGATTAATTTGTTGCATGTTCAATCTCCTTTCTCATTTTCCAATATCGAAACATTAAGCCTCGATAGATACGGGTTGTGATAGGCTCTGTAATCTTATCTGAATGCAAGCGTGGAGCTCTTCTTTGTTCTCTGCACCATGGCCCAAAGTCGTTTTCACTTATTTCAATGAACCCTGAGTATTTTGGAATGTCGTTAATATCGAGCAGATTTTCGGGGGCAACAAACCAAAAATAATTCGCTACCATGTGCTGATATCTAACAACTTTTATTTGTTCTTTTTCTAAAGCTGCTTTCAAATAAAAATGCTTATCTGATTTATTCTTAAAATCTCTTTTAAAATCGGATTTGGTGCATTTGATTTCAAACTCATGAATGAAACCTGATTTAGTAACTGACAATAAGTCGGATTCATAAGTCAGATAAAAATTGGGTATTATGAGATCGTGTCCGCGGCCGGCCCAAAACACTTGAAGCGTGTTCTGTATTATTTTTTCATCCATACCATCTCACAACTTTTGTCGGGACCCTGCGACCACAGCCCCGGACTTTTTCAATTGGATATGTTTTTCTGACAAACTCCAAGCACCGTCTGAGCTCCGGGATCGTCATATCCTGTCTGCTCTTTTCGAACTCACGCACGATCTCACCATTGATTGTACCGTTTCGATATCTGCCAAGATATGAATACAGTCGGACATGTTCCTCGATTTTTTTTCTAAGATCTGTTTCTTCATCCTTCGGGGTTTGAGCTCGATTTAAAAAACTTACATGGACCGGTCCCAAATTCATTTCACGGTTGCCGGTCATTTTTGATGCCAGGGCTTTGATGGTTTCCCGTTCTCCCGGGAATTCCGACTTTTCAAACATTTCCCTTTGCTCTCCGCTATGCCGGGCATAGGGTAATTGTTCTTTTCGGATCTGGTTCACTATTTCCCTGAAGTGAACATCATCCGGCGCGAATATAAAACCGGTCTGGCTTTCATATGGCCCGGCGTTCCGGTCTATCCTCACAACCCTTGCGACCATCTGTTCAATCCATGGTGTTGACCTTATATTCGTTAAACAGCAAATATGCGATATCTCCGGCACGTCCATGCCTTCATATGCCATGGCAATAGTGACCAGAATTTCTGTATAACCCATCTTAAAGCGTTTGATGGCGTGAGCCGCTTCAGTAGGCCTGTGTGATGTTGCAATCTCGGCATTAAGACCGTATTCCTGTACTGTTTTGATTATGATCTTTGCCCGTTTAAAGTTAGAAGTAACGACCAGGAGTTTTGATCCCGGGTTTTTCTCTTTGTGTTTTAACCATTGATGAAGGGCTTTATTAAGAAGTTCAAAAGCATATTCAGAGTTGAGCACCGTAAAAATTGCCTGTGACGCAATATTTTTTCGATGTTCTTTTGCGAGACTATCAATCTGCATGTGCAACCCTTCTTTATCGATCCATTCGGCGGCGCCATCGGAAAGGTAAAATTTCAAAGGAATGATGGCTTTCTCTGACAGCGCATCACTCCTTGTGTATTCGATTACGTGCATGTCAGATGATTCAAGATCAGGTATGTAGCTGTCTTCATCAGCTTTTTGATAAGGTATGAATGCGATTTTCTTTTCATCCCCGCGCTCCAGGGTACCGGTCATTAATATGAGGTATGAAGCGTTTTTAACGATATGTTTAAGCGCCTGGTGCCAGATCCCGCCCTGTTCCACGTGATGAAATTCATCAAGTACGACTATGTATCTTTGCCTTGCGATTTCAAAATATACGGTCTGAGCGTCATCCTGACCGATAGCCTGATATGTGGTTACAAATCCATGAAGCCCTCGGCGCGGATTATCGTCGTTCGTGGATGATCGTATTTTAAAATCATGCCCGATCATCTCCCGGAAATACGGATCAATGAAATTTCTTTCCGCCTGATCCTGAAGTGATTTTCGCGGCACGATCCAGAGTAGTCCATCGGCCAGCCTTGCACGTATAAGCTTGCAGGCAATGATGGGGATCGCGCTTTTTCCGCCCCCGGGTGTGACCTTGAGCAGTATTTTTCTTACGCCTGTACCGGCTATTATGCTATCGATCAGTGTGTTGAATTGTTTCTGGTGTTTTCTATACATTTATAAGGATTACCCATATTCGCAAGCCAAAGGCCGCTACTTTTCCCGTCATGGGTACCGGGTAAGGGGGTGTTACAGACGCTTAATGAATTGTGATTCCATTATTATTGAAATGTAGAACGTGATCAGCCATGCTCACACAATCTGGTTTGTGAGAGATGTAATAAATAGTATTGAATTCTCCGGACTTCATGAAAGCACGATAAAGAGAAATGAAGTTCCTGGCATTCTCGACATCCAGAGAGCCGTCTTCTTCATCGGCCAGGGCAGTAAGAAAGTTCTTACCCGATTTTTCTTTGGCTATCAGTGTCATGGCCAGGCGCAGCGCTTTGAGACTCCATACCTTTTCACCGCCGGACAGATCGTCAAGAAGAACCTCCGAACCGTCCTCGCGGATCACCAGGATATCAAAGATCTCCCTCAGCGTTTCTTCATCCTGTGTTCTGAATTTAACGGTATGGGCAGGACCAAAGGTATTGATGAGCAGGTCATTGGCATAACCGGTGATGACCGGTGCGACTGAATCGATTTCTAGGGCCCGGAGACCGTCTTTTGAGCATGCATCTTTAAGGTATCTCCAGTCTGCAGCATGGTCGAGTAAAATCTGTTTTTTGGTTTCAAGACTTTTCAGCTTTTCTTCGGTCAGCTCAATCGATTCAAGATCGTTCTCCAGGGAAATGATTTCAATTCTGATGAGAGATTTGACTTTTTCGAGACTCGCTTTTTCCGAATTAAGATCATATATTTTGTCTTCAATGTCAGCAATGCGCTCTGATATCTTATCGTCAACAGTCTTATCCAGTTCATTAATTTTCTTTCTGAGCTGCTCAATCTGCTGTAACTTCGGTTCCTCCCTTGAATTCCATTGATCCCTTGCTTTTGTCCCTTCGCTGGTAACATATTCTTTCTGTTTTTTAAGTTCAGTTTTTTTAGATGAAGCGCCTTCGATCTTAGGCAGATCGTCAGTCAGGTTTTTGAGTTTCCCGATTTCGTTTTTTAATCGAACGATGTTTGATGACAGGTCATCACGTTGCCTGGCTTTTGCCTCAGCATACTTTTTTATATTGTCGATTTCAGCATTGATTGTATTGCTTTTTTCTTCACATTCAGTTCTGAGCTTTGCTGTCTCCGCTTTTTGTTCCGCTAGTTTTTTCTGTAATTCCGGTAATTGTTCTTGAGCTTCCAGCGCTCCAACAATAAAACTGCATGTTTTTGATTTGCAGGACCGGGCCTTCTTTTCGAGTGCAGACATTCTATCCCGACGGGCTTTTATCTTGCCTTCGATAATCAGAGTTTTATTATCAGTTACCAGGCTTGCATGATATGCTGTGAGTTTTGTCAGTGCTTGTGAGTGGACGGATAGTTCAGAAGTAGACTTTGAAAGTTCTTCCCGGACTATATCGAGCTCGTTGGTTTTTTCATCAACCTGGATACTCAATTTTTTTTCAAGCGCGGCAGCGTTCCTGATCTCGCATTCGTTTTCGAGCAGGGCTTCACAATCTTTGATGTCCGAATTGATACCGGTTAATTTCTCCCGAAATTCCTTTAACTGCTTTTCAACCTGGAGCCGATCTGTTCCCAACTCGATGGCCAGTCGTTCTCTGTCTATTTCCAGATCTTTGATTTTTATTAATGTGTGATTATTTTCAGTTAACAGTTCCCGGGATTTAATGAGCTTGTCGTCATTCTGTTTCAGAGCTTCCTGGGTAATGACCAGGTCATTTTCCGCCTTCTTAAGATTATTTTTTTTACTTTCAAGATCCTGAGTCACCACATCCTTGTCCTTCAGTTTCCCGCGTAATTCCTGAATTTCACGCTCAATGGTTTCAACCTTTCCGGAAATAATATTACCGGCCTGGTTAGAAGTCTTCTCATGTTCGATTAATTGATCCAGGCGCAGGAACTCGGAAAACAGTTTTTTTAGTTGCCCGGTTGTCAGGTCTGAAATTTTCTCGGAATTCTGAGCGCAGAAAACAGAACTGAAAAACAGGTTCTGAGATCCGAACAGATTAGCGATGTAACTATCATACCGAGACACTTTGCCGTTGGTCATGGGTTCGCCGTTTTTCCACACGAATCCTTCCGACCGTTCGGATTCGGAATCAATCTTGATCAGAGTCCTGTATTCATCACCCTGGAAAGTGAATATTAATTCCTTGCTTGAATCCCGCAAAAATACATGGTGCTGGAGTGATTTACTCCGACTTGCTAAAGTCCGGTAAGGATGCAGGTTATCAAGAATCGTTGTTTTTCCATGACCGTTAGGGCCGTCAAAGGCTACAAGTCCGTTTATGGATGACAGGTCGAGCTCAACTTCATCAAGGCCCAAACCCTCCTTAATTCCGATGAATCCCCGTAATTTTAAGCGTTTAATTTCCATGGTTATATCCTTGCGATTGTTTTGATTATTTCGTCAGGGTTGTATTCCTCCAGGATGTCTGCTTTTTCGAGTACTTTCTCCGGTACTTTTTCATCGATGAGAGCAGCTCTTTCAATCAGCTTTTCACGCAGGGTCGTGAGGGATAGTATTTTCTCGCTCCTGACATTCACCCTGGGTACGCGAATTATTTTAATATCCACATCAGCAGCGCCGACCAGCTTGTAGAATCCTGTGATCTGCTCTTTGTCGATCGCTTCAGCTTCATCCTGGTAAACCTTGAATTCCAACCGCACAAAAGCATCCTTGATTTCTTCTGGTGAACGGGCAATGGCTTCGGAAAGGATGTAAACCGATTCATCAACACCCGCGCACAGATCAACACTGTCTTTTATCAGCTTCCGGGACGGTGTTTCGACAAAGCGTGATATGAGCTTATATTCATGATCTTCCGGAATTTTCTCAATTTCATGGATGTAAAATCCCTTTTCCTCAAGCTCTCCAAAATCTTTCCTGTAAATGGATCCGGAATAAAAAATATTATCTCCGAATTGTTGGTGATAATGGATGTGCCCCAGACAGACCACATCGGCTTCAGCAAGGGATATCTGTTCCCGAGTCATTTCAATGTCCACACCGGTCAACTGCTGTGTGCCAGATACATAAGCGCCGCCGACGGGGAAATGACCGACCATAATGTGAGGGCCGGGATATTCTTTGGCACTTGCTCCAAATCCCGCGAACATCGTTGCCATTTCATTACTGATATCGATATCGGTCTGATTTATATTTCCATCGGACTCAAAATACTTTTTGGTGGGTGTCGGGACCAGACTGATCACAGCATCAGTGCTGTCTATAGAATCGTAATAATCAACATCGCTCTGAAATTGGATTAGGTGACCATCCAATAAACATATCTGTTCAGGGAGAGTGGATACCCAGATATTATGGGTAGCCCCGATTCGCCAAATGATTTCGACTGCATGACCGTCATGGCTCGGTGTACCCGTGACGATCGCCACCGGTGCGATATCAGCCAGCTCTTTGAACGCCCGACATATATATTTTGCCGAGGCCGAATCCATCTTAACCGACCTTGAGTTAAACGTGTCGCCGGCATTAACGATCAGATCCGGCCTTTCTTCCTCTGCCGTTTTAATAGTGAAGTCCAAACATTTTTGAATCTCTGGTAAGTCCTGATCATCTGTGTGAATATCCGCAAGATGTAATATTTTCATTTGTCACCTCCTTAATAGGGAATGTCATCATCCTTCATATCGACAAGAACATTCCAGAAATCTATCCGGTGTTTCTCGCTGAAATCTTTCAACGGTGCTTTTAGCTGCTTCAGATCATACCCTTTCTTTTTAGCCATATTTTTGAGCATCTTGATCTGGCTTTTTCCATCAGCATTCTCAAAATCCGGGGGCGGTTCTTCTTCGGGTTCCGGATCCGGTTCAGAATCATCGGGATCCTGGAGGACTTCATGGTATTCTGAAGGCGGTAATTCGATTAGGGGTTGAGTTAATTGACTTTGCCCGAATATTCTGGTCTGTGATTTGATAGCAGCTTCCACCAGTTGTCTCTTAACTTCAGGGTCGTTATAATCGGGCCTTAATTCCATGCGAACAATGATGAAGGGCTTTTCAAGCTCTGCTTTCGTATAATCGTTCTTGATGCCTAAGCTTTTCCGGATGACACGGTTTTTTGCACCGGCCTCGCACAGCTTGACCTTGTGTTTTCGTTTTGAAATCAGATCCCGTTTGACACTGCTTTCAATGTAATTTTTTTTGTGATCTTCCGGTTTGTTCCAGGTTTTGCATTTGTTATGGTACAATTCTCGGAGTTCTTCTTCGACCACCTCGAAATCCAGATCATACTCGGAACTGAAAAAGATAGGAGTACCATCAGGCCTACGGACGCCGCCGACTGCGCGATATGCCACGTAATTGCGGTCATTCATCCTGTCAATTCTTTTGGATTCTATGGGGTGCCACTCAACGACCGCAGCCGCAGAAAGTTTAAGCAATGCCTGATGAGTTAATCTGAATCTTGAGGGTTCATCTTTGTCCGCACTTTTTGCCGGGTATACATCCCCGTCTTTCGGGTTGGAACTGAGATGAACCTTGTCAATGACGGGTTTGTGGAACTGGGAAAGGGTTTCCACACGCTCGGTGTTCAACAGAATGTTGGCACCGGCTTGTTTTAATTTTTCAAATTCCTCGGGTACAGATATTTGCTTCATACATTACCTCCCTATTGCCGTTAAAAATTCGTAAATCAGCCAAAGCATTAAAAAACTAAAAGCAGCCATGACCAGCACATTGGACAAATTTTTCAAAAACCTGCGATACATTGGGCACCTATCCTGTTAGAGTTATTGGTTGCGGGACCGGGAATCGAACCCGGAAATTCCTGGGTTATGAGCCCAAGCTGGCCACCCGACCTTCCCGCGAAATTACTTGCTGCACTATCTTTTTGCCCGTTAACCCTTCGCTCAGTCGCTGCGACCATTTGTCCAGCCGGGAAAGATTATTTAGGGCTTTCTCACCAACCCGTCGCACATTAGCGGTGGGGTTAGTGTTGGTTCGGTTACAAAATTAGCATAGTGTAAATTTTATGTCAAGATAAAAATTAGCATAGTGTAATTTTTTTAAATGTTGATATTTGCTTTTGAGTTTGTTACCGGTGAGGGAATGCTGAAAAAAGGGGAAAATAAATGAATATTGTATTAATTTTAGTATTATATGTTTTTCTTTTCATATCTGCTGTCATTGTCGTTTATCATTATTTTAAACCAGACTCTTATGAATACAGTTTTAAATTTCGCCCAAAGCGCACCAAGTTGTTTTATTGGGCTGCTGGAATCTTATTTTTATTGATTTTAATTGGTGGTTTTTATGAATTTTTACGTGGAATTCCTGAATCTTGGGGCGGATATGATTATGAAACTGGCGAGTATTTTACAACCAGAAGGTATTTTGCGGGTTTATTTGGAACAAGTTTGTTTTTATTTTTTTTAAATATGTTCAGAGATCATTATAAAAATCGAGAACATATTTTGGGATTAGAGGTTGAAGTGAGAGTGTTGAAACATCTAAAAGATAATGGTTCTCTTGGCGAGGTTGGAAAAGAAAAAATGTACGAAAATTATAATGCTAAATATAATAAATTACGCAAAAAGGAGTTTTTAACCGAAAAAGAAGACCAGGAGATTGTTTTTTTAATGCGCATTCTAAATGAAGCGGATCGATATAGAAAAGCTCATAGGGAAGGGAAACCATGAAAAAAATATTACTCGCATTATTAATTATCGTGTCGATATTATTGTTAATATCGGCAAGGCTTCATAATGAGAGATACTATCAAGATAAGTGGTGTTTAGAGCAGGGTGGACAGGTTGAGGTAAGACTGCCGGACCGGACCCGGTGTGACTGTCTGACGGAAAATAATGCTATTGAGTTTGATTTTGGATCGAAGTGGGCCGAAGCGATCGGGCAGGCCCTATATTATTCCACACAGACCGGAAAGAGGGCAGGGATCGTGTTAATCCTGGAGAAAGACAGTGACCGGAAATATTGGTTTAGGATGATGAAAGTTATTCAGACATATCAACTGCCAATAGATGTTTGGAGGATGGGACCAGAATAAAAAACCCGCCGAAGCGGGGGGAGGGGTGAGACTGTTGCTAAGATTGTATTATCATTTTTTCCATTTGTTTTTCTCGTTCTTTTCTTTTTTGACCACTTCCATGCAAATAAAAATATTTTGCAAACTGAGACATTTATTTATAATGAGCCAAGAAGGAATCAATCATTGTATTAAAATCATGCTTATACTGGGCAGACAAACCAGGAGCCCAAAAACTTAATGAAAACCCGATTACAAAAATCTTTTTATTATCATAACAAGAAATTAAATACTCTTTTGATATAACTTTTCTTTTTTCCGTTAGAGGTGGTTCCCAGTGGTGGATATAAATCATTTCCGATGAAGTAATTAAATGTGGGAATTTTATTTCCTTATTTGGCTTATTTATGACATAATCATAATATTTAAAGTCTTTATCTTCAGCAGACTTTAGCTTTATTGTTTCTGACGTCTTTTCTGTGCGTGAGATTAAATAATTTAAAGAAGTTTTAGTATTCGAAGTTCGTGCATTCGTTATATCAACATTTATATATGCTTTATTAATAGAAGATTTTGCACCATATTTTATGGATTTATCTGCAATAAATGCAATATCAAAAATGTTGTGATGGGGCTTAGTCCTTGACCATCCGTCTGGAACTTTAAAAGATACGCCAACTTGAGTGTTAACGTACATTCTATCAGTCTTTATATAAACACCGCTGTCCCCTTTCTGAGTGACGGAAGTCGCACAACCCATCAAAAAAACAATAATTACCGTAAGAAATAATTTCTTCATATCAAATATAACTCCCTACTGATTTTTTGTGGAAAATTGAGGTACATTTAAGGCCATAGCATTCAGGATTATGGCCGTCAAGAGAATGGTTCCAACTTTATCTTAAAGGGTTCTTTTTTTAAAATAATTATCGCAACGGGTTCTTCATTGACAAAAAATTGCCTATCAGGAACCACGGCCCGTACCCACCGAGGCATCTTTTTATTCCCCCACATATAAAAGCTGCCTTCCAATGGCTGTTTTGTTTGGATCACTTTGTCTATATCAGCCTTGGCCCGGAAAAATGTCGGACCTATATAATCTCTAATTTTCCGATGAGTAATAGTGTGTATTGGGTGCAGAGGTGTATAATCTTTCGTGCAATATGATTCTAATATCGTGCCGGACTTTGTAACGAGCAGCATGAGGGTTTCTTCGGTTTCAGCAATTTCTTGTGCCAGCTTATTCAGGTCTAATATGCCGTACTTTTCTTGGTATCGATCTCGTTTTCCCTCTCCTCCTCGGAGAGGTCGGGCTCTTTTAATGCCCTTTCCAGTTCAGTGGTTCTTTTGTCAAGGCTGTCGATCTTATCATTCAAACCCCACAACCTATCATTGGTTTTTTCCATTTTTTTATTTAACTCTCGGATCTCAGACAAAATTTCTTTGGCTTCTTCGGAACTCATAAGGCTTCTATCACCCCCTTTGTTGTTCCCATAATTTAATGTTTTATTTTCCGGTTGCAACTTATATTTTTTTTTGATGTCACGATTTTTCTGCTTTGTATCATGATCAATAATACCCAACATTTCCTTATAATCTTTGTTTAGGCTATCACATATTTGAATAAATTTTCGCTCACCAGACCTGTTTTGTTTAAGAAGGCCGTTTAAATATGCCGGTGTAATATTCAATATTTTTGCGAATTCTTTTTGCGACAATCCGGATTTCTTAAATTCTTTTTCAATATTATTCCAAAACACCTCTTGATGTTCTTTTCTCATATTAGCACAGTGAAAATCATTGTTGACATTAAATTAGCATAATGTTAATTATAATCATTATGGAACTATCAGAATATTGCAAAAAAACAAAAACCAGACAGAAAGACATCGCAAAAAAAGTTAGAGCTTCAGCAGGTTTTATTTCGCAAATTTGTAATGGTAACCGCCGCCCATCCCCTGAAGTTGCGGACGCTATTGAAAAAGCCACAAACGGTGAAGTTACCTTTGAAGAACTGCTGAGACCAAAAGCAGCCTAAACAAAAATGCCCAGGCCTATGCCTGTACGCATAAGGGCAACAATCCCGTTGTCCTGACTAAGTTCGGAGGGATGGTGTCTCTGCCACGAGTCTTTCATCCCTTCGAGCTTAAAAACCGTATTACTCAATACAGTCAAACCATTTTTGGTAAAAATTGTCAAGTAAAATGGGGTGTTAAAATGCCAACATTCAAAATCACAAACAGCACCATTAAAAAGATTAATATCTACCGCGGCGCGAGAAAAGATGAATCCTGTACTGAAGGAGCGCTGGCAAAATTTACCCCAAGTCAAAAAGATGCGATTCAAAAAATCTGTAATAAACATGGTTTCTCCGTATCTGGGTTCCTTCGTGATGCTGCTGCAATATATCTGTACCTTTTTCCCTATAAGACAAAAATCGAAGACGATCCAGAATTCGTCTGTCAGTTTTTAAGTAAATTAAAATAGATTTTTTTTGTTTTGGCAAGTTAACCTTGGTTAACCTTGGTTAACCTATGTTAACCTTTTAAAATTCAATAGGTTAAGACAGAAATGAGATAAAGCGTGAGTCCACAGGAGGTGATTTATGTTTAAAAAAATTTTCAGATCAAGGTGTTATAACGGCGGAAGCAGGCACAATTTTAGCGGTCGCTATAGTGAAAGGCCGGCTGGTTTAGAGTTTGAATCTGTGCGTTGTAGTTCAGAGCGTCTTCGGAGTTTAATGTATTACCGTGTATATAAGCACGATGTCTGTAATTGGTGCGGCAAGGTAGTAAAAAAGCACAATATTTGAATTTATGAAAAGGAATATTAGAAATGTGTACAGATAATAAAAAGATGTCATCTGAATCAAGAGACCGTCTTATTGAGCGTTTGAAGGCTGATGGTTTGAATAATCCCTGTGCAATACACAAGATCGCAAAAGAGATCAATGTCGGAATTGGAGAACTTGTGGGCGCTTTAAGAGCAGATGAAATATTAGATAAAGTTGATAGATTTACAGCGACGCTGACTGCATCCGAACTTCAGCGATTAGCCGAATCCGCAAAAGAGAGCAAATGATTAACAATATTATTAAATCTATTTTTAGGACCAATATCGCCGGGCTTTCTCGATTTATCATACATCTCATATGCTTGGACTTCCGCATATGTTGTCTTGCGGCAGTACTCGTTATACTCAGCCACGGCTTTGTCAAAAGCGGTTTGGCTTTTGACGAAATACCTGAATTCGGCAGCAGCGGTATTGACTGCCTGGATGGATTCAAGGAGCCGGGGGAAGTTGTCTGTATACCAACCTTGATTGATGGGATAGAGGCCGGTGAGTTCGTTAATAACAGTGAAACGAAAATTTTTACCTGCCTCACTGAACATGGCAAGCTTGTTGTTTTCTTTCATCCGCCAGATAGTCAAACGATGTGTGATGATCGCACTAACCAAAGCTCCGAGAAGTCCGGTTATAACTGGAGACAGATTTTCCATAAGTATCCAAACCTTTCATTACATTTAATATGCGGTTTTGTAGGTCTTATAATCGGTTACTTGTTCTCGTTCGAAATTGTTTATTTATTTAAANTTTTATTGTCAATCATAAAAAAGAACGGTCGTAAGGATTGTCAGAGTGACCAAAAAAAGCATTGAAAAAGNCAAGGCNCCATCGATGCCGTTTTATGTGAAGGACTGGCTTTCAGATACCGAATTGAGGTTATGCAGTGCCTCCACCAAGGGGATCTGGATCGATCTTTTATGTCATATGTGGATAGCAAACGAGCAGGGGAGAATTGATTGCCAGGTGTCAAAAATAATTAAAATGACCGGGGGGGCAACTGAGGCCGAAATCTGCCTTTTTATCGAGGAAGCGTTCGAGCATGAGTTCTGTGATTTTTCATTTTTTGATCCAAATTTTGACCCCATTTTTCAAAAATGTCACAGCGACGTCGCGGAAATGTCACGGTTGATGTCACAGGAATGTCACATCATTAACCGAAGGGTGTGGCGCACTACAGCCAGAAGGCTTTCCGACAATTTGAGGAAGAAAAAACAACGCAAAAAAAGGGCAATGTCACGCAAGTGTCACACAAATGTCACGGGTAGTGTCACAGCCAAAAAAGCTAGCCCTGCTTTTGCTTTTGCTTCTGCTAGAGATATATTACTACGTAATATATCGAATTCCGACCAAAAATCCGAAGCTGAAAAACAGCCTCCTTCGGAGGCGGCTGACGCCGATCTTCCTTTCGAAATTCCTGACATAAAAAAATCAAAACACTTTTCAACACAGGTTGGTGAATATTTCAAATCGATCAAATCATCCTGTGAAAAAATATTAAAACTAACACCAAAAGAGGGGAGGCCGTTCAACCCATACCAGTGGGTTCAAAAAAACGTAAACAGCCGTGGTCATCCAGGAGCGATTGAAGAATCTTTGAAGGGTTTAATTCTACAGTGGAACGATATTGATAAACCCTGGTCATATGTTGAGGCGATTATGAAAACCAAAAATGGGAACTGGAATGAGAAAGAGGCGCTCAAGATCCATGAGAAACTGAAAAATATGAAAGCTCCGGATCTGAAAAAATTAACGCAGGGTATGTGGGGAGGGTTTGAGGATGCCTGATAAAACCTGGAAAAAGTTTGAAAGAGTTGTGGCCGGTTTCTTTGGCTGCAGACGTACCGGACCCATGCAGGAAAAAAATGCGAGCGATATTAATCATGATTTTCTGCATGTTCAGTGTAAGCATTCAAAGAAAGTTGCGATTGTGAATGTTTGGGATGCTGCAAAGAAAGTGGCTGATAAGTCAGACAAGATCCCTGTGGTGGCGATCAAACAGAAGGGCCGTAAGGGATTCTGGTTATTAACTCACAGCTCAGATCTAACGGCTGTGGCGAATCAACGAACTCAGGCTGTGAAGTAGCGGAGGGGTCTGAAATGAAAAAACGATTACGTATTTATTGCTCATATTGTGATCAGAAATTGACACACGAACAGGTAATATCAGGCCACTGCCCGAATTGCGGGAAAAGCGGAAGGTACACAATAAAAAAACAGGTAAAAAAATGAAGTGTCCGAAGTGCGGGAGTGAAAAACATAAAGTATCTGATACAGACCCGGATGGGAAATTCGAAACCCTTATAGAACGTGTTAGATATTGTAAAACCTGTTCTCACTCTTGGACCACGCAGGAAACAGAGAAGATTCCGGTTGAAGCCTAATTTTCCCCCAATAACGGCCATGATGGTTCATTAATGCCATATGTAATGCTGGTATATGCGCGTTTATGATGCTCCGCAATAAGAAGATTAAATACCAACCCCTCAAGCAATTTAAAGTTTATAACATATTTACCGATTTTAGGGCGTCCTGACCTAGAGAGGCTATAATAAAAAAGCAAACAGAGCTCTGAAGTGGATAACAATGATTTTATTATATTGAAACATTCTTCTTCGTTTGAATATTTATTATTATCTACAAAATCCAAAATATTGCACAAATGTTTAAAATAATGTCCGATGTTTGATTGATATGATAGCAAAAAACTATCAAACTGCGCAGCAATAAACTGTACTAAATTAGTTTCACCCACCACGTTACTTTGTTTCAATTGGCCTTCAAAACTCCGTTTAAATTGAGCATATATATAATCGAAATTCTTTCGTCCAGGATCTTGTTTAAAAACCATACTGTTCACAATTTCATTATGAAAAGATAACATTTGGAAGAACATTGTTTGAAATGCTTGTTCCCTAAAAACAGTGTTTTGTATCTTTAATTGCTCTTTTTGGCCTTTGAGCTCTTCTCTGGTTTGGGCGAGTTCTCCACGCTGGAGCTCTAATTCTTTTTTTTGAAAGAAAAGGGCTATAATAATACCGGCAAAAGCCAAACCAGAAAATAGGGCGTTTACCGCACCAAACATATCTCCAAAGGTTCCTCTGCCGGCGGTATTGTCATATAGTAGATATCCACAAAGAAACCACATTAGTAACACACCTAAAAAAATCAGAATTACAAATAAAGGTTTCATTACATTTCTCCCAAAAGTTTTAATCGGAATATTTAGGTATTTTATAATCAGCTTAAATTTGTGTAACTCAAATAAATTTATAAATCAAGGTTTATGAAATTCCGGAAAAATTCCCCCATATAGCCCTATACCCCTATATGGGGGTACAACTTCTTGCAATATTCTTTTTTTCTCTCCAAAATTAAATCAAATCCAGAGAAACACCTAATCTGACACACACAAATATAAAACAGCAGATTCAGGGTTTCTCACCTCCTTAAGCCGACCCTGGTTGGTGGCTCGGTCCCAGCCAGGGTAAGGAGAGGGCAACCATGGTGGATAAAAAGAAAAAAACCACAAAAAGAATCACCAAAAGGGATATCTGGATATCCTTTTTCCTCGACAGTGCTAATCAAGAAACCTTCCTCAACGCCACAGCTTCTGCAAAAGCCGCAGGTTATAAAGCAAGGAGCGATGTAAACTTTGGAGCCATAGGAGCTCAAAACTACAGGAAACTACAAAAACAGATTGAAAAATGGATTGAAGAAGAAGGGCTGTCAGAGTCCAGAATAAAACGAAAACTGTTTGAAGGCCTGGACGCAAAGGAGACCCGGTTCTTCGCATTTCAAGGAATCGTGGAAGATGAAAGAGAAGTCATCAGCTGGACTGAGCGAAGAAAGTATCTTGAACTGGTGATGAAAATGAAAGGCATGCTGGTCGAAAAGTTTGAGATTACCGGATCTGATGAGTTGATTAAACGATTAACGGACGCCGAGAAAAGAACCCAGGAGCAAAAACATGCAGGCTAGAAAGATTGATCCAGAGCAGATCCTTCAGGAAAAATGTGCTGAATATTATAGCCGGCCATATGATTTTGTCATGTGGGTGTTTCCCTGGGGAGAGCCGGGGACAATCTTAGAGCACGAGACCGGTCCCGACAAATGGCAAACAAAAGTACTGAAAGCCTTACAAGAGGCCATACAGACTGGAAAAATTTCATTTGACGGCATGACCCGGATTATTGAAGCCGCCATTCAGCTTGCTGTCCGGTCCGGTCACGGTGTCGGTAAGACCGCTTTAATCGGTTGGATCATTCACTGGTTCATGAGTACCCGCCCATTCCCCCAGGTAGTTGCCACAGCCAACACAAAAGAACAGCTTTTAAATAAGACCTGGAGAGAGCTGGCCAAGTGGCACAAGCTGTCAATCAATCGTCACTGGTTTAAGAGATCCGCCACAAAATATGTATTTCTACCTGAACAGGATACCTGGTTTGCATCTGCAGTGCCCTGGTCCAAGGAACGATCCGAATCATTTGCCGGAACCCATGAAAAACACGTGTTGATGCTCTTTGATGAAGCTTCCGCCATTGATGACATTATCTGGGAAGTAGCCGAGGGTGCGATGACCACGCCGGGTGCGATCTGGATTGCCTTCGGTAATCCCACTCGAAACACCGGCAGATTTTCAGAGTGCTTTAAGAAGTTTCGTCACCGCTGGCTGACATATGAGGTTGATAGTCGTACAGCCAAGAAAGCCGACCAGAAGAAGTTGCAGCAGTGGATCGATGACTACGGAGAGGATTCTGATTTTGTTCGCGTGAGGGTCAAGGGTCAGGAACCCCGGGCAGGGCTCAAGCAGTTCATACCAGGTGACCTGGTTGAGTCAGCACTCGGAAAAGTCATTCATCCGTCAATATATCGCAGGTCCGCAAGAATACTGGCCGTGGATGTGGCGCGATTCGGAGATGATCAGAGCTGTATGATTAAACGCCAGGGACTGGCTGCGTTTGGTCTTAAGAAGTATAGGGGCATCGATACGATGCATCTTGCTTCTTTGGTGGCTAAAGAAATCAACGATTGGAAGCCGGATGCTGTTTTCGTTGATGAAGTGGGAATTGGAGCTGGTGTCGTGGATCGATTGAGGCAGCTTGGATATGAAGTGATTGGAGTAAACCCGGGACTGGAAGCAAATAAAAAAGATATTTATTTCAATAAGCGTGTAGAGATGTGGGGCGACCTGAGGGACTGGCTGAAGGCTGGCGGGGCCATCCCGGATGACAACGAATTAAGAGACGATCTGGTCGGTCCGGAATATGGATTCAGTGTCAAAGAACAGTTCCAGCTGGAAAAGAAGCAGGACATGAAGGAAAGAGGATTGGCATCACCTGACTGCGGGGATGTATTGGCTTATACATTTTACATGCCGATTATTGCCGGTGACGACTTAAGACTTGGTGGAGAGTTGTACGATTTGAATCACCCGGAACCCTATGATCCAAGCTCACATCGATTAAGGATGACGGACAGATGATAGAGATCACAAAAGATAAACCGGAGGGCCTTTTTGATACGTTGAAGGACCCTCATACCTGGATCCGGGGAGAGTTTAAAGGCAAAATATACGGATGGATGGCGTTATACTTCGGACAGGAAACAGCGGTCATCCACCTGGAAATACTGACCTGGTCACATAACATCTATAAAGAAATGTTCAGAGACTGGGACAGGATCAAAGCATTCTGCATTGAAAGCGGTTATCAGACCCTGATTGCGTCAACCGACATAAAGGCTGATGATCCTGTGTTTGATAAGTTCATACAGCTGGCGGGATTCCCGCCTCCAGTGATGACCAAAATGTCTATCATGGAAATAGGTGAAGAAAATGGGTAAAGGCGGCGGTGGCGGTGGCGGATCGAGCGAGAGAGAAGCTGTGTACGATCCTTTCAAGCGTGTGGAAATCACTTCAGAAGCCCGGGCAAAGATGGATAAGATGAAAGCCGATCAGATGACGGCGTATGGCGGCCCGGGCCGCGGGAAAATGGTAAACATAACGTCGGAAGGTAGAAGTAAGCTCAATTTAATGAAACTGAATCAATCTAAAAAGTATGGCGGGTTCTGGGATGTGGAAGAGAAGCAAAAGGTTTACCAGGCTGATAAAGCCCGCCTGAAGGCAACCGGTCAATGGGGATGGGAAGATCAGTTATCAGAGTGGTTTATTCGCGGCACCACAGAATTTGTTAAGGGTGTATTCGGTCATGTTGGTACGAAAGCACTCGCAGCCATAAATCCTGTCTTAGGTATGCCTGCAGCGATCGCTGCAGAAACAGCAATAAATCGATTCTTTGATGCTTCGAGGGATAATGCATTGTTAAATAAGGCTTTAGTGAAAGCCGGATCACCCCATGGCGAAACATTAGACAAGACAAACGCGCGGCGAAGTGACGACGGCCTTGAAAACACGGGAAGAGCCAAAAACGTACTGATGAGAACAACCCCGGGACAAACGATGCAGGCGCAAACCGGAGGGGCAACGGAAAGAAAAGCCAAGGATACTGTTAAAAAGCAGTCTCCAGCTATTGAAAAAAAACCGAAGCTCGCGGAAAGGAAAGCTGCACGGGGTGTTCTATCCGGCCGGCAAAGCATGGGAAGTACAACACCGTTAGGCATACCGCCATTGAAAAACAGACGACGCATATTAATGGGAGTATAACATGGGAGCAGTCGGATCCGGAATAAAAAAAGTATGGAAATGGGGGAGCAGCGCAATATCTGATATAGGAAGCTCCGGAGTCGGAGGCGTGGTCAAAGACGTGGCCACGGCCGCAGCAACGACCGCAGTAACCAACAAGCTGATAGCCCGGGAAAAAGATAAAATCGATTATCCGAAAACAGAAAATATAGATCCCGAAGCCCGTAAGACCATCATGAAAACCGATACCGAGATCCAGGACCAGGCTAAAAGTGCAGCCGAGAAAGAAAAAATAAAAAGAAAAAAGCTCGCGGGCCGTGCCAGAACCATTATGACCGGCCCGAGTGGTTTGAAAACTCCTGAAACTGAATTGAAAAAGAAAACCCTGTTAGGTGCCTAATGGAAAACCAGGACTCACAGCTTCTTGAGAAATTAAAGCGGCGTCATAAACAGCTGCAGGATGATCGAAACACCTGGATCCCGCACTGGAAAGATATTAAAGATCATCTTGTCGCGCATCGGGGAATGTTCATTTCTCAAGGCCAAAAGCCGAACCGCGGAGATAAGATCCACAATAATATCCTCGACAATACAGGCTGGCGGGCAATGCGGGTATTAATCGCAGGCATGCAGGGCGGTCTGACATCACCGGCCAGACCGTGGTTTAACCTCAAGATTGAGGGCCGGGAAGATCTGATGGAAAACGGCGCGGTCCGCAGCTGGCTTCATGAGACCGAAAAGCGTATGTACGCTGTTTTCAGCCGCAGTAATTTTTACGCGACTATCAAGGACGTGTACTGTGATGAGGCAGGGTTCGGAACCGCAGTATTAACCATTGATGAAGATCCGGAATATACTGTTAGATTCAAGGTCTATCAGTGCGGGGAATACTGTCTGGCTGAAGGACCTAACGGAATCGTTAATACCCTGTATCGGCGTTACTGGCAGACATATGAGCAGGTCGTGAAAAAGTTTGGGCTTAATAATGTCAGCCACTCAATTAAAACAACCGTCGATCGCCATCCGGACAAATGGACTGAGATTGTTCATGTGGTCGAGCCGAATCATAATAGAAATTATGAGTTGTTCAATAATCAGAACATGCCTTACCGGTCCATTTTCTATGAAAACAAATTCGATCACATCTTAAGCCAGAGCGGTTTTCAGGAGAAGTCGTTTGCGGCTCCGCGCTGGGATATGTCCACCGGCGCATACGGCTATTCAATCGGCATGGAAGCACTGCCCGACGTAAAACAACTCCAAGAAATGGTCTACAGCCGCACCCGGGCAATGCACAAGCTGAACGATCCTCCCACAGTAAAACCCACGGGATTCAAACGCCGGTTAAACATTAACCCCGCCGGTGAAAACTGGGCTGACCCGAAAGTAGCTGAGGGTATCAAGTCATTATACGATATTAAACCGGATATCACTGCAATTACCGCGGCAATCGATGAACAGCGAATCCATATCCGGGAAGCATTATATAATGACTTGTTTCTTATGCTTCAGGATCGTAACCCGGCTACCGCAACCGAAGTCCGGGAGATGCAGCAGGAAAAACTATTACTGCTTGGTCCTGTTATTGAACGGCAGTTCTTTGAGCTCCTGGACCCGACCATCAATCGGATTTACAACATCATGCTTCGAAAGGGTGAAGTTCCAGAATGGCCGGAAGAATTGAACGAGGCACCACTGGGTGTAGAGTATGTATCATTGCTCGCGCAGGCCCAAAAGCTTTTAGGCACTCAGAGCATTAATGCCTTAACCGGTTTTACAGGAACGCTTGCTGAATTCAACCCCGAGGTTCTGGATAAAATTGATTTTGATGAGGCGGTTGATCAGTACGCGGATATGACAGGGGCACCACCAAAAATAGTTAGATCTGATGACAAGGTGGCAGCCATCAGAAAGGCCAGGGCGGAAGCGCAGCAGGTAGAGCAACAGCAAGTGGAACAAACTCAAATGCTCGAAGGCGCGAAAACATTAAGTGAGACATCACTTGAAGGTGACAATGCATTATCAGAATTGAGAAGCTCTATGGAAGGCGTTTAATGAAACCTAAACCTGCGTTTATACAAGAAAGAGACAAAGAACAATCACGGGCCGACCTGGAAAATTTCGCGGAAGAACAAAGATATCATGCCAAGCTGAAAGCGGTTTTTGGTACTTCCGAGGGTCTGGATATCCTGGATCGATGGCTCGATGAATGGGGTGTTCTGGATCCGCTTTTTATTACTTCGTCTGATATTTACAGGCGCACGGCTTTGCACGATTTCGGCTGTCAGGTGCTGGCGGACATCATTGCCGCGGATCCTGAAATATATATTGCTTTAGTCAAAAAGTGGTCAAAGGAGCATGAGGAAAATAAAACTAATTATTTAAAGCAAATCAAGGAGAATAATAATGGCTGATGGAACTAATGTTGACGGCTCTGAAGCTAACAGCGGAGAGGGCACCAGCAATGACGGTAGTGGCGAAGGAACACATTGGACAGAAACCTTAAATGATGACCTCAAGGGGAATGAGGCATTAAAAGAAATCAAGGATATTAATTCCCTTGCAGGCAATTACATCAAACTCCAGGAAGGCAAACCGGTAGTACCGGAATCGATTGAAGGATATGAGCTGGACGTTCCCGAAGGAATCAAAACAAACGATGAAGAAATCAAAGCATTCAAGGAGAAAGCTCTGGAACTGGGTCTTACCGCCGATCAGCTTAAAGGTCTGGCAGACATTAATTTTCAGAATGTTTTAAATCAGACTGAAAATTATAATAACTTCATTGAAACCACAAAGACCGAAACCGAAAAGGCTTTAAAGACTGACTGGGGTGAAGGTTACGATGGTAATTGTGAAGTTGCGGAGCAGGCATTAACCAAGTTTTTTCCTGAAGAAGTGTGCTCAATTATCCGTCAGACCGGCTTGCATGTACACAAGGACTTTGTTGCCGGCATGTATGAAATCGGCAAACATTTTAAGGGAGACAGCTTTGATGTTGGTGGAAAGGGTGAATCCGGCGGTAAAACGACCGGCGATGTTTTTTACGATAATCCAACATCAAAGTAAAATAAAAATATAACAATTTGGGCTAATCCCTGATGGCCATCAGGGTGACCGCAAAGGAATAACTAAGGGGCCGATACAGCGGCTGTATACGCTGTATCGTGCCCCTTTTTTATTGCCCGAAAGGAGTTTTAATAATGGCAACAAAAAGTTTAATAGCATTTACTTTAGCGGAATGGGCCAAACGGCTCGATCCGGGTGGTAAGGTAGATAAGATCGTTGAGCTGTTGAATCAGACCAACGAGATTCTCGAAGACATGCTATTTGTTGAGGGAAACCTTCCTACCGGACACAGAACAACAATACGAACCGGCCTGCCTTCTGTCACCTGGAGAAAATACAACCAAGGCGTGCAGTCAAGCAAATCCAAAACCGCACAGGTCGATGACACATGCGGTATGTGTGAAGCATACGGAGATGTAGATAAGGCTCTTGCCGATCTGAATGGCAATACAACAGCATTCAGACTCTCTGAAGACAAATCACACATTGAGAGTATGAACCAGGAAATGGCAACCAAGGCTATTTATGGGGACACCATAGGCGCACCCGAAGAGTTCTTGGGGTTTGGTCCTCGATATCCTTTTTCAGACGCTCCTAATGTAATTGATTCCGGCGGAACCGGATCCAACCTTACATCACTTTGGATGGTGGTTTGGGGTGAAGACACGACTTTTGGTATTTTTCCAAAAGGCAGCAAAGCTGGACTTCAGATATCAGATAAGGGTCAGGTTACTCTGTATGATGTTAATGGTGGCAAATATGAAGGTTACAGCACTCATTATAAGTGGGATATCGGTCTGACCGTTCGTGATTGGCGGTATGTTGTGAGAATTTGCAACATTGCAACCACAGGATCCACCAACAACATACTTGCAGATCCAACTATTATGATTGATGCCTACAATACTCTGCCCAACATGAAGATTGGTAATCCGGTGATTTACTGCAATAAGACGGTTAAAACACAATTCGACAAAGCGGCCTTTGACAAGAACAACGCATATTACACCTCAAGAGAGGTATTTGGCCGTCCGGTACCACACTTCTGGGAGATGCCGATCAAGAGAAGTGATGCGATCTTGAATACAGAAAGTCAACTGGTTCCAGAGTAATACTTAGCTTGGAATAGATAAATAGTATTCATCGCGTTTTATAATAAACAACTCTAATCAAGGAGAAAGATATCATGATGATGGATTATGAAACTGAATTTTCAGACAACCAGGCAATCACCGTCTCTGCACCGTCTGATCATGTGATCAAGAGTGTTGAGGGAAGGCTTGGCGAGGGTGAGCCGGTTGAGGTCTTTGCGGAAATTGGGGAAGACTTTGCGGCTGTTGGAGCTGCAACCCTTGTCGTCGGAATTGAAACTGATGATAACGAGGGTTTTGCTTCCCCGACAACGGTATATCAAACCGGTGCGATCAGTAAGGACACTCTTAAGGCAGGGTATAAAATACCCCTACCGCCACTGCCTGACAACCTGGAAGAGTTTGTCCGGCTGTATTTTACCGTTGCAACCGGGCCGATGACCGCGGGCAAGATCGATGCCGGACTCGTACTTGACAAAACAAACAATATTCATGGGTTCGCAAATCAGTACGGGCAGTTATAATTCCTGAATTTCAACCTTAAATCTCCGGGGAGGAAAACCCTCTCCGGATATCTATGGAGAAAAAAACAATGCCAAAGAAAAAATCGATGAAGAAATGGAAGGCAAAGCGCGCATGTATTTACAATGGGAGATACATCTATAAGGACGGAATCGTTGTGTCCGAGGACGAACCAAACAATCATTTCGAGCTGTTTGGAGAGCCTGAAAAGGAAACAGACACTGATTCTCAAACACTCCTTGAAGAACAATTGAAGGGAATGAATGTGAATAAATTGGCGGACTATATTGCGAAGAAATACCAAATCAAGATAGACCGCTCTCAGACTAAGGAACAGGCTTTAATTCAGGCACTCGAAATTGTTCGAGGGAATGCCGAAAAATAAGAAAGAGTAAATCATGGACCAGGTAGAAATATCAAATGCCTCATTAACTCTTATTGGGGCAAAACAAATCATTTCTCCGGACGAGGATCTTGCGGTCAAAGCCATGTGGCCTTTGGCCAGGGATACGACTTTAATTGATCATACATGGAAATTTGCACATGAGATCAAAGAACTGGCGCAGCTGTCCCAGGAACCGGACACGGCGGCTTGGAGTTACATGTATCAGATTCCAAACGATTGTTTATATCCGAGACGCATGGATGATGAATCAACAGAATATGAAATCATCGGAGGTGCGATCTACACGAATGAATCCTCCCGTATTCTCCACTACACTAAAAGTGTAGAAAATCCGGAATTATATCCAGTTCATTTTGTCAATGTTTTAGCGTACCGACTTGCGTCAATGATCGCAACTCGGAAAACCGGATCCAAATCATCCAATCTACCAAAGTTAATGTTGGAGATTTATAATCTTGAGCTTCCACAGGCTATAGCTGTGGATCAATCTCAGGAAAATATTTCAATGCGAGGGTCCGAAGAAGAAGATTCTTTTATATCAGCGAGAAAATGACAACAACCATTCAAAAATCATTTAATGCCGGTGAATTATCGCCGGTCATGATCGGCCGGGTGGACCTTGCCAAGTATTCATCAGGTCTGAAAACCCTGGTCAATGCCGTGCTGTATCCCCAGGGCGGACTGACCCGGCGACCGGGATTAGAATTTATCGGTGAAGCTAAAAATTCCGGTAAGAAAGTCAGATTGATACCTTTCGAGTTTTCAGTGACTCAAGCTTACATGCTGGAATTGGGAGAAACCCCGGGGGGTGACGGATATCTTCGTTTCTATATGGATGGCGGGCGAATCTATGACGGGGGTAGTCCCTATGAACTTGTAAACGGTGTGAGCGGTGTTGTCATACCGTGGAAAGCGGATGAATTTCCAATGATTCAATACACCCAATCCGCAGACACCATGTTTCTTGTTCATCCCAACTGGCCAATCCAAGAGCTGACGCGATCCGGACACACATCCTGGAACATTCAGGCATTGGAAATCGGACCGTTGACTGGCTCGCCTGAAAACATTGCTCTTACTCAAACCGGAACTACAGGCACGAATTACAGGTATAAAATCACGGCTGTCGATGCAGATACCTATGAAGAAAGTAACCCTGGCGGCAAAAGCGGAAATATTTCGGGGGCTACTCAGACAAATCCCGTTGTCATCACCGATAATGGTCATCCCTATGAAAATGGGGAGGTTATTCTAATTGAGGATGTGCTGGGCATGACCGAGCTCAATGGCAATGAATACACGGCTGCAAATAAAACAGCAAATACCTATGAGCTCTCCGGGATTAATGGCACAGCATATACCGCTTATACAAGTGGCGGTAAATCAACACAGATACACAGGATCAGCGCTGCAGCCGCTTTGAATGCCAGCAATTATGTTAATCTTTCCTGGGACAAAGTGGCCGGAGTCTCTCATTATTATGTATACCGTGAAAAGGCGGGTACATACGGTTATCTGGCCCGGGCAGATACTGAGCAATTCAAAGATGACGGCAGCATTGTTCCGAACGTGAATGATGTGCCGCCGGCGTATCGCAATCCATTTCAAGGCGCTGGCAATTATCCGTCATGCATTACGTTTCACGAGGAACGCCTGGCCACCATGTGTACCCTGAATAAGCCACAGGCCATATTTCTCAGTCAGTCAGCCGGGTTTAAAAACTTTAACATCAGTTATCCTCTTAAGGATGATGACGCATGCACGTTTATTTTAGCGTCCAACACGGTCGATGTTGGACGCTGGCTGGTGTCCCTTCGAAAACTGATCATCGGTACTGCAGGCGGAGAATGGGCCATGTCCGGCGCTACAGATTCCGAACCGATTACACCCACAAAAGTAGATGTCAAACCACAATCCGCATATGGTTCTGAACCCATCATACCTGTTGTTGTGGGTAACACAATTCTTTTTGTCCAGAGAGGCGGTAAGAACCTTATGGAGTGTGTGTATGCCTATGAAACCGACGGGTATCAGAGTGAAGAATTACTGGTACTGGCTACACACCTGACCGAAAACAATACATTAAAGCAGTTAACATATCAGCAGATGCCTCACCGGATTGTATGGAGTGTCCGGGATGATGGGGTTTTGCTTGGTCTTACATACATGAAAGCTCATGAAGTCATGGGCTGGCACAGGCATATTACCGATGGCAAGGTTGAGGCTATCGCGACCATCCCGGGAATTGATGGGAATGATGAATTGTGGCTGGCGGTAAGGCGGGCCATAAACGGAACCTATAAAAGATATATAGAACGGATGGCACCGCCTTTTACCTCCAACACTGCAAGGGACGCTTTCTATGTGGACTCAGGGCTTACGTTCCATAATGAAATGGACGTTGAAGGAGCCACGCAGGCGAATCCGGTTGTGATCACCGCTACTGGCCACGGCTTAACTAACGGTAAGTATGGGTATATCGATCGAATGCCGGAAGCGGATGCCCAGGCCGGTATCAGCCAGAGCATGACCGAATTAAACGGAATCACATATAAAATTGCCAATGTAACAGCCAATACTTTTGAGCTGCAGGATGAGAACGGAAATAACATTGATGGCACCGGGTTCACTGTTTACACCGGTGGCGGAAAGATACAGCAGATGGCCCAGACGATTTCCGGACTTGATCATCTTGAAGGTCGAGAGGTGCAGATATTGGCCGATGGCAGTGTCCATCCGCCACTCACAGTTTCGAGCGGATCCATTACTCTTGAACGTCGAACCCGAAAAGCACACATCGGACTTAAATATAATACCGACGTTCAAACCCTGCCGATCACATTGGGTCCTGAACAGGGAACCATAAAAGGAAAGAAAAAGAGAATTATTGATTTAACCGTAAACCTGCATAAATCCCTGGGCTTTAAATACGGGGACAGCTTTGACAGCCTGGGTGAGGAATTTATGAGGTCATCGGATGATCTTATGGGAGAACCCCTGCCGCTTTTTACAGGCGAACGGCGGTTAGGCTTTGATGCTGATTTTGAATATGATGGAAATATTTGCATCAGGCAGGAACTGCCCTTGCCCCTTACAGTACTTGCCATTGTGCCGGTATTGGAGGTGCCGTAATGGGTAGTATGGGACAGGCAGCGTCATCGGCGGTAAGTCTGTACGCTCAGTACCACCAGATGAAACATGCTGAAGATGTGGGAGAATATAATGCGGCCGTCGATACCAGCAACGCAAAGAAAGCGGAGTTTGAAGCTCAATATCAGCGGAAAAGAACTGACCTTGAATTAAGCACACATCGTCGAAGGGTCGGACAGGTCAAGGGTGCTCAGGTTGCCAGGATTGCGGCTTCCGGGGTGACTATGGAAGGAAGTGCTGTAGACGCGCTGGCAGACACGGAATATCAAGCTGAGATCGATGCACAGTTAATCGAAATGGAAGGCACCATGGCAGAAGAAAGGGCACGGGGAAAAGCCGATCAATATAGGCAAAAGGCAAAAATTACTACGCTCGACGCAAAAAACAGAAAGCTGTCGTCACGGTTGGGCATGGCAAGAACACTGCTTCAAACCGGAAACGAAATGTGGGAAAGAAGATAAATGCCGAACTTTACAGGATACCAACAAAGACGATCCGCACCCGCGGCGGTCAACATGCCAATGGATAATACGAAGCGAAGTATTCAGGATCCTGTGGCGGATGAGCTCAAAAAACTGGGTGATACGTCTTTTAATATATTTACGGAAAGAAGAAGACGGCTCAATCACGAAAGAAATGTCCTGGCTGTAGCCCAGGCAATGACAAAGTTTCGAACCATTGAAAGTGCTCCGGATGGCAAGATTAACCAGCATAAAGAAGTATTTGCCAACACTCCGGAATGGTTCAAGACCGGTGTGGGTCATTATGATGAGCTTGCGAGATTAGCCGGCGAAGGTCTTAATGCTGAACAGCAGGCCATGTACCTTGAGCGGGCGGAAGGCCTTAAAAGACAGGGTGTCAGTATGCTGGCCGGTTTTCAGGCGCGAAAGCATCAGCAGATAAAAGTTGATACCCTAAAGTCTGAGCACGCCAGGATTACCGAAGAATTAAGATCAAATCCGAACCTCACGGTTGAAGATTTCTCTATGTCCGTTGATGACCAGGTGGATCTGATCAAACAGACAAACCAGGGGCAGCCGGCAGAACATATTATATCCGAGACGATCAATGATTTTGTGATTGCCGCAGTGGGCCAGCTTAAAGAACAAAACCCGGATGAAGCATTAAAGATCCTCGACAAATATAAAGGAAATATTTCAAGTCAGGCTCACGAAACATTAAACAACCAGATACAGGCCAGCATTCTTTATAGGAAAGCAATTGAACAGAACCCGGATGATCTTTTATTGGCAGCGGAATACGCTGACACATCTGATCAACCTTATGCGGTCCGGGACTATGTGAAATCCCGGCTCAGAAACGAATACAACGAAATTCGACGACGGGAGCAGGAGCAGAAAAAAGAAAACAGGAATAACGCTTATCAATCCATGTTCGGTCAGCTCAACCAGGGATACTTTAACAACGCATTGTTTGAAGCGGATAAGGCAAGAAAAGAGGGAAGCATTACTGAACAGGAATTCTATCATTTCAAGAATGGGTTGGAAAGCAGGGCAGATGGAAAAAAGGTTAAGTCAAATGAAGCTCTGAAACATGCGCTTTTGGTGGAGGTATACAAGGGCAATCTTAATGACTCCTTTCAGCTTGTAGAATTTTCATCCCGATTATCATCAGCAGATATGATCTCGCTGGATGCCCAAATCAAAAAGGCGGTCGGGTTTCCTCAACATTACAATACTGCAATAACGGACCTTGAGTTTGCATTTGCGAAAAAGTTTCAGGGAGATGAAGCCGTACTGGAATTAAGACCCCTTTTCAACTCAATGATCCTCGAAGGCATCCAGATCCGGGAGCTTGAACTTCAGAAGGCGGGAGAGAAAAGACATCTTACATACCAGGAAGTGGCGGAAATTGGGACTTCAGTCATCGAGGATACTTTGGTGCCGAAATGGTATGATTTTATACCTTTTGTTGATGGAAAGAAAACCACACCCCTTGAAATCGAAGCTGAAAAACATACAGAAGAAAAAAAGAAAAAAAAGGAGACACCGAAAAAAGAACTCCCACAACTTGCTGATGATCCTTTTACCGGTGTCCCTGATGTTCCATCGCCTCCACAATACGATCCGGAAAAGATTCAGGTGGTCAATGCTCCGGAGGGTAAACCAGTTCCGGAAGCTATATTAAAAAGAGTCGTTGTTAAAGGTATGGTGAAATTAAATTCAGGCGCCATGCTCGTATATGATCCTAAAACTGAAACCATAACATATTACGCGAAAGATAATTTACTAGATGACAACTGAAACATGGGAATTAGCAGAGGAAGAAGAATTCCAGGAGACCTGGGAGATAGACGAGTCCTTTGACCCGACCTTTGAATTGGTGCGTCCGCTCAAAGAAGGGGGTAAGGACCTAGTTCGGTCTGCTGCCTGGGAGAATAAAGCCTGGGCGGATAAATATCAGAAAGACATGGCCGAGATGTATTCAGAGTTAAAGGCGGAAGGGACATATTCAAGGTCAGAGCTGGAGGAAATCAAACGGGTATTTTCTGAGCTCCATGACCCATTCGTCAACCAGAGAAAACCACACGAAAAATCATGGCATGAAAAAGTTATAGAATCCGAAACAATCAAACCTGACAAAGCTTATCTGGAATCGAGAAAACATAAATCCGGTTTTGTTCGATACGGTGAAGATTTTGTCCAGATGATTCCGCAGGCTCTCGCTCAGATAGTCACCACTCTGATTGGTGGTCCCGCCAGCGGTATGTTCTTCATGGGTACACAGATCGCCGGCGGACAATATGAGAAGTTGATTAAAGAGGGAGTGGAACCAGCGCGAGCTTTTAAATCAAGCATTGCGGCTGGAATCATGGAAGCCCCCCTTGAGGCGTTTGGTTTGGGCAAGGCATTGAGGTTTTTTAAGCCGGGCCGGACTGTAACAAAAGTAATCAAAGATGTCGGCTCTGCAATGGTGGCGGAATTTATTACAGAGTGGTTTCAAAAATACCCGGAGCTTATCACCGAAGTATGGGCAAAAACACCTGGTGAATCCATTGATCAAAGATTTAAAAAAGTAATCGAGGGTTTCTGGCAGGCAACCAAAGAGGGCTGGTATGAAGGGAGCCTGGCTATGTGGTTTGGTGGGTTGACCAGTGCAGGTAAAATGTACGCGGACAGCAAGGCGCAACAATCTGAAGATGAACAAGTAAAACAAATCTATGAATCTTTACCGGCTCAAGAAAAAACTGCGATAGATGTCAAGGTCGGTAACATGGTGGAGCAGGGCGTGTCCGAGGAAGATGCCTTAAATGAATCAGTTAAAAGTCACGTTCATGAAAAAAATATCAACCAAAATGAGCTAATAGAAAAAATAAAACATATCGATGAAATGGTTGACATCGATACTGTTGTGGAAACCGTTAAAAGGCGGATCGATCTTCAAAAACCGATTGAAAGTGAATCCCGGGAACAATTCTTTGACTCGATGAAAAAGAGATATTCTGATGAAGAAGTGGAAACACAACAGGATTTGTTTGACGGTGTTGCCCGGTCATGGGCCGAAAGGAATGGAAAAAGCCCGGAAGAATTTTATACCGATGTAATCGGCGGATTTGAAACCGGAACCGCAGAGCAGTTTCAGTCCGCAGTGATGCAGGCGGCAAAAGGTGCCGTGGACATTGACACCATTTTATCTGCTCCCGATGTGGTTCAAATCCTGGTTGATTCTGCCAAGAATACGCGACAAATCACACAATTCGGTTATGAGTTAGGAATTAAGGCCCTGGATAATGACAGCCTCCAGGTCTCCATGAGTGAAGCCAGGGAAACATTAAACGAAGAATATGAAGAAGCCCATAAAGATAATGATCATCAGAAAATGCTGGATCTTGCTGCAGCAAAGCAGTCCTTCCGCGAAGGGCTTGAAATCATCGATGCCATTAAAAATAAAACTCAGAACTCTGCTAAAACCATAGCCAAAAAATGGTTAAAAGGGGAGATAGAATTTGATGAAAAACTGCTTTACAATGAATTAGTGCAGGCTTATAATAAGAGAAAGCAGGAGGCATTAGGCAGTGAGCAGCTCAGAAAAAGAGAAAAGAAAAGAATTGAAAAGGAAGCTCCGAGAGATGCGGAATATCAAGACTCTAATGAATTCTCTCGAAAAGCGGTTGAAGAAAAAAGCCAAGAAGTAAAGCCTCAATTTGTTGAAACCGATCCATCCTCATTTAACAAGGCACTTGATAATACTACTCGGCCTGATTTTCTATACCGGTATTCTGATGAGGAACTTTCTAACTTCAAGACATTCACAACCGAGGACGGAACGGTTGGATATGCTCTGACTCCTGAAAATGATGTTGTAAATGTATTCAACAATAGCGAACAACGTGGCGCCGGTGCTGAAGCGGTAATTGCTGCTATTGTCAACGGGGGTGAAACCCTTGATTGTTATGATGGCTTTTTAGCTGAATATTACGAACGTTTTGGTTTCAAGGAAGTTAAGCGGGATGCATGGAATGATGAGTACGCACCAGAAAAGTGGGATTATGATAAATTCGGAGAACCAGACGTTGTATACATGCGCTATGAAGGAGGCACACGAAATGCCGATGACATTAGAAGACATTACGAAAGTTCTCGGTTACAAAGAAAGACCACCGGGGACCGAAGAAGAACTGCTGACCCTGATAGACTGGACAGAAAAGAGAGTACAGAAAAGAGGCTTGGATTGGGTGAAAAAGAACCAGGCACTTCTGAGACTCTCCTGGGAGGAAGTTCTAAACCTCGGTCTGTAGACGAAGACGACGATATTCTATATCAGGACTCCGCGCCACCTCGCGGGGCCATTGAAAACCTACATAAAAACATACCAAAGATCATTCATGCTTTTGAGTCTGCCGACGTATCAACCCCGATACATGAGCTCGGCCATATCATCACCGATCTGTTATATCAGCAAAAACATGCGGATTATTATACCCTTGCCGAATTCGCGGGCGTTGATCCGGATCGTGCGGAAATAGGTTTATCCGCATGGTCTAAATCAGAACGGGAAAAATCAGCCATAGCCTTTGAAGCCTATTGTATGGAAGGAAAGGCGCCCACCTCACGTCTCCAGGATGTATTTAAAAAAATGAAAGAGTGGCTGATCGATATATATCAGTCGATCCAAAATCTTGACATCCAGCTGAATGATTCTGTCAGATCTATATTTGATCGATGGGTGTCCACGGAAATCGAGCGGCAAGCGGATCCCTTTGCCGATATTAATGAGTGGATTAAAGCGGGTGATCTGGAAATAGATGAACAGTCAAAAATCAATGAACACGAAATCCGGGGCATCGATCCTGCCAGTGTACACGAATATGATCAGATAGTTGTCGAAGCCAGAAAGCGTGTACTGGGCAGCATTGCTCAAAAGCGCAAGAAGGATGAGAAAAAACTTAAAGCTGCATTCCTTAAAGAGGCCATAGACTCAATTCAGAATGATGGTTTTTATTTGATGATGGATGATTTGAAAGCTTCCGGAGGATTGAAGCTGTCAGACCTGTACGATCTTTACGATAAGGATCATATTAGAGATCTTATTTCCAGAATGCCAGGACTCATATCTGAGAACGGTTTAAATGCAGACTTCTTCGCCACTCAATACAACTATTATAATACGGATGAATTAATCCAGGACATCCTTAATCATCCCACAAAAAAGGAAGCCATACAAAGATACAATGACGATCTCTGGATGGAATATGAGCGTGGCCTCGATTACGAGAATGCAGAATCGTACCAGGAAATCATTGATGAAGAAATCAATATCCTCAACCAGATGCTCGGAAAGAAAAAGTCGAAAGCGCGAAAAGATCTTAAAAAGACCATCCGAGAGCAGACTGGACAGATCAAGGATGAAGATTATCGGAAACTCGTTCAGGATTTTAAACATGATGAGATTTTAGCCCGTAAAGCCTTCCGTGAGGGTAAGAAAGAAGGGGCCTTGGAAAAAACACTGAAATTGAGGGAACAGCAACGAGAGAGGGTCCGGAAGATCCGGGGAAATATCAAGGAACAGAGAAAAAAGACTATCATCGATAACCGTATGAACAGATACATGCGGTCAAAGTCCATACCTCCGGAATATAGAGAGCAGATCACACATTTTCTCCAGGAGTATTATTATGTCCCACCGTCGTTTCAGGTTACTCCCGAAAAGAACCTGGAGGCATTCTTAGAGCAACGATATGAAAATAATGAATGGACTGTTGATACCATAAAAGACCTACTTACCATGCGGCCGGTACAAATGAGAAATATTAAGGGCTTTCGCAAACCTCTTACACCGGATGAAAGGCAAATCGTTGCGGATATTGCAGACATGCTGGCTCATATGGGTAGAACTGAAGGCAAGTTGATCAAAGCTGAAAAAGAACGGGAATTGAGATCGACGATCGGTGAAATGACTAAACGCGGGTACGAGGTCCATGGTAGTGCCGGCATATCCGAAGATATTGAAACTCCGTCTCAACGGAAGATGGGATGGTGGCAATCGATGAGCCAGGGTTCAAAGGAATTTCTGGCACAACTCAGAAAAGCTGAATTTCTTTTTCAATGGCTGGATGGGTGGAAAGATGACGGTCCCAATTATCAAATTTTCCAATGGATCAAAAAAGCGGAAGACCATGAGTTTAAATTAGGCGAAGATGTATGGAAAAAGCTTCGTACTGCCTTTAAAGGTTTTAACCGAAAGTGGGCTTTTGAAAAAATCCGTCTGCCCTGGATGAAAAAACCGTTGACGAAAGAAGAAGTGGTCATGGTTGCCTTAAACTCAGGAAATGAAGGAAACCTGAAAGCATTACGGGCAGGGTACGGATGGGAAGATCAGCAGATACAGGAAATCGTGAATACCCTGAATGAAGATGAACGGCAGCTCGTTATTAACATATGGAATATTATTGATGAATTATACCCGGAATTAAACACGGTACATAAAGATCTGACCGGTGTGGATCTGAAAAAGGTGGGAGGGAATTATTTTCCTTTAATTTTCGATCGGGAATTGTCCTTCTTGGTGGCAAAGCACGCCTCTGAAAAGGATATGTTGGATCACAGTGCGTCAGCATATACACGGCCAAAAGTGGAAGCCGGGCATATGAAAGCAAGGAAAGGCGGAAAATTACCGCCCCTGCTTAAATTTTCTACCATTGCAAAACACGTTACTGATGTGGTGCACAATATTTCTCATCAAATCCCGATCAGAAACGCGCAGCAAATTATTGCCGATAAGGTGTACCGGCACATGGTAGAAGGCACGATCGGAAAAGAGAATTACCTCCAGCTAATGCCATGGTTAAAATATGTGGCCCGGCCAAAGCCTGAACCCACATGCAATCTTGAAAAAATATTGGGCAGGATCCGCAGGGGAACAACGGTGGTTGCACTTGGTGCAAAATTCTCTGTAGCCGCAAAACAGGCGCTGTCTTTGACCCAAACCATTAAAGAAGTGGGTTTAGGCCGAACATTAAGGGCAATGTCAAGGTTTTACGCACATCCACGAAAAACGGCAGAGTTTATAAAAGAAAATTCAGCCATGATCCGTAACAGGAAGCGTCAATGGGACCGTGAGCTTGCCCAGTTTGCCCGAGAATTTGATCCGACCCATAGACCGGGTTTGGAAACTGCCCGGGAAGCATTCTTTGGTATGATCGGCTTTATGGATGCAGTGGCGACCATGCCGACCTGGTTGGCAGGATATCAGGAAGGTATGGACCGGTATAATAATAATCAAGATAAAGCCGTGGATCACGCGGACAAACTGGTTCGGCAAACACAGCCCGCAGCATCACCTAAAGACCTGGCCGGGATTCAAAGAGGCGGTGAATTGAAAAAACTGTTTACGATGTTCTACACGTTTTTTTCAGTGTTTCAAAATCAAATGATGAAGACAGCACAGATGTATCGGCTTGGAAACATCAATACATTACAGGCAATGAAAGCCTATTGGTGGATACTGATATTCCCGTCCATACTCGGCGGCATCATAAACCGGCGAAGATTACCGGAAGATGATGAATGGTGGAAAGACCTTGTATCGTACGGTACCGGCGGTTTGCCGTTTGTGCGTGATATAGTTTCCGGGATGATCAAAGATTATGGGTATACAATGAGTCCGGCCGTGGGATTTGGAGAGGAAATCAAAAGACTGAATAAGGCTATTTGGGCCGAAGAAAAAGAATTAGGCAAAATTATAAAACCGGCCACGAAAGTAATCGGTTACTGGTGGGGATTACCATCAAACCAGCTTATCATTACTGTGGATGGTATGATTGATTTGATGACCGGTGAAACCGAGGATTTTTCAAGGTTGTTTTTCAGCGAACAGAAAAGATCAAGGAGAAGATAAATGAGTGTCACGGCGCAAAGCTTTACTCCTGAATTATACACAGGAAATGGAAGTACTACAAACTTCCCTGTGACTTTTGACTATATAGCTTCCGGCGACCTGGTTGTTAACCTGATTGATACCGTCACGGGTGGGAAAACGCTCCAGACATTAGGCGTTGATTATAATGTGGTTAATGATGAAGTCGTTATGGATACGGCACCTTCATCAACTGAGAAACTGCATATTACCCGGGTAACACCATCCGACCAGCTTTTGAATCTTCTCAATTCACATGACTTTGACGCCGAGCTGGTTGAAAGCGGATTCGATAAACTCACATTCAAGGATCAGGAGGTTGCTGAGACCTTTGGAAGGGCAATAAAATTTGCTTTAACATCAGTGTATTCAAATTTTGATTTTCCCGATCCAGTTCCATTGCATCTTGTAAGATTTAACGCCGCAGGGGATGGACTTGAAACAATCGATGTATATTCGGCTGGTGGCCTGCTTGTAAGTGCTTTTATGCAGAATCTATTAAAAGATGAGAACGCCTTAGATGCAAGAACAAACCTTGATGCACAGCAGGCAAGCACGATTTTAAATGCCCTGGCCGGCCTATCTCCATCCGCAAACCAACTGGCATATTTCACCGGTGCTGCGGCAATGGCGTTGACATCATTGACGGCTTTCATGCGAACTTTGCTCGGCAGTGCGGATGCATTAGCAGCGAGAACAAATCTTGACGCTCAACAACTCAATGCCATCCTAACGGCCATATCCGGTTTATCTCCATCGGCAGATAGATTGATGTATTTTACCGGTGCTGCGGCAGTTGCCTTGACCTCGTTGACATCATTTATGCGGACGCTGCTTGGCAGTGTTGATGCACCAGCAGCAAGATCAAATCTCGATGCTCAACAAGCAAGCACGATTTTAAATGCCCTGGCCGGCCTATCTCCATCCGCAAACCAACTGGCATATTTCACCGGTGCTGCAGCTATGGCATTGACTACCCTTACATCATTCATGCGAACGGTTCTTGGAAGTGCGGATGCAGCAGCCCTTGTTTCAAATGCAGGTTTTTTGAATCTCAATAATGAGTGGTCAAAAACTCAAGCCATGCCATCGTCTGCTCTTTCAATTTCTACTGGTAATGTTGCTTTAGATATGTCAGCCGGGCCACTCAGAACGCTATCTTTGACTGAAAACGCAGTCCTCAGCGCTCCTACCGGGCTTGATAAAAATTATGCTGTTGTAGTCGTGGTTACCAATGCAGGAGGTTTTTCATACACCCAACCCGCCGTTTATAATTTTGCTAATCATCCTTTTGCAGTAAACACCGGGATCAATGAAGTAACCCAATATTTATACTGGAATGTGGGTAGCAACGTATATGCTCGCAGAATCTGGAGTGCAAACTAATGTTTCCTTTTTTCTTAATACCTGCTGATGATGAACTTTCTTTTTATGACTACAAAATTTATTGTGCTTGTATGTTTACTAGAAATGTTAATCTGGCATATTTACGTAGATCAATGACTGAAACTAATTTAGATAGAAAAAAGTGGACATTTTCAACATGGTTTAAACGAGGAGGTGAAGTTTATTTTTTAAATGATACATATTGTTTACTTGGGACAACTGCTCCGACGAGTTATGATAATATATTTATTAGTAGTAATAATTATATAGATATCCAATTTAGTGGTGGTAGTAGTGGTCGTTATTACACAGCACCATTATTTCGTGATATAACAAATTGGTATAATCTCGTAATTTCTGTCGATACTACATTGGCGACAGCTGCTGATAGAGTAAAAGTATATATTAATGGAGTAGAATCTGAATTTTCTTATAGTAATTATGTAACTCAGGATTATAATGGTGGGGTTGGATGGCAACAGGCGCATTATGTTGGAAGAAACTACTCTGGAAATTATTTTTTAGGATATATGGCTGAAACTCAACTTATCACAGGCCAACAACTTTTGCCGTCATCATTTGGCGAAAGTAAAAACAATATATGGATACCAAAAAAATACACAGGGACGTATGGTGCAAACAGTTTTTATCTTGATTATTCTAACCCATCTCATTTTGGCGAAGATCAATCCGGTAGGGGCAACGACTTCACCGATTATTATTTCACTACCGATAATCAGGTTATAGATACACCGACAAATAATTATCCAGTTATTAATGAATTAGCTTTGGGTGTAACTGATCTTTTAGACGGTAATTTAAAGGCTGATTCTGTGCTCGCTGGATTGAGCACAATGCGGATACCAAATAGTGGGAAATGGTATGCCGAATATACCGCTGCTGCTGGAACTGAAATGGTTGGAGTGGGTACAGAAAAAAGAACAGTAGCAACTTATCTTGGATCAGATGCCTATGGCTGGACTTATCACGGTAGTGCTGTAAAATATCATATTGGCGCAGATGGTTCTTATGGCCTGACTTTTGGAGCAGGTGATGTAATTGGTATTGCGGTTGACTCAGATGCTAAAACAATTACCATGTATAAGAACAATGTTTCGCAAGGCATCATGTATTCTTCACTTCCTGATGATTTATTTTTTGGTGTAGGACAGGGCTCAGGAGGAACATTAAATTTCGGTCAACTCGGTTTCACCTATTCCCCGCCCACAGGATTTAAAGCGCTGTGCGCGGATAATATATCCGACCCACTCATTTCCGACTCTAAAACAGGCTGTGTTACTGATTCAGCTTTAGGCTCGGCAATCGAATCAAACATAGCTGCTGCTCGTTCGAGTTGGAGTGCCTGGATAGACATATATAAAAACTTATCCAACCTTGAATCCTGGGATGTAAGATTTTCAGACGACCCCACTAACTCGATACATTTTGACACGGACGCAGCCAAAGGAACAAAACAAACCTTAGTGAGTGGTGATACCTATACAGGAGTGTCTTTAAGGGTTGAATCCGGTTACGGCGTCTTTACCACTGAGATATCTCATACAACCGGATCAGATACGAATCAGGCCCATGGTTTGGATTCTGCGCAGGTTGGAATTGCAAAATTAACAAATATCGCCGGCAGTTTGTATTTGACCCATCCCGGGTTGACATCAAACTATAACATCAGGATCGATCCATCACCGGCAGAAGCAGAAACCGCTACTCAGTATGTTGCTGTAGACAATACCAATATAACGATAAAAAGCGCAGCACCTACCGGAACATATAGGGTCATAGCCTTAATGGAGATCGAGGGATTCAGCTTCTTTGGGGTTCACACAGGAAATAATAACGCTGATGGGCCTTATACTCACACGGGTTTTAGAACGGCATTAGGGCTATATAAAAACAAGGATGA